AATCAAAAAAATATCCTACACAAAAGATGCGGAAGGTTTCAGAATACCTCACGAAGAAATGATTGCTTCGGTTTACGCATATTTTGAACCGAAAAATTCAACAGAAAAATGGATTAACAGAGCCGTGCTGAAAGACGCATCGGCTCTTTTCCGTTTTCGGTATATTCCCGGAAAAGCAGTTGATACCTCAATGGTTATTGATTGCTGCGGTGAAAGATACAACCTTACATCTGTTGAAAATGTGAGGCAGAAAAATATGTATTATGAGGTCGTAGGCAGACTGGAGGTAGAGTCCGGTGGCGAAGATGACGACTAAAATGCCTGATGAGCTTATTGCAAAGCTGACCCGGTTGGGAAGTAGAACAGATGAAGTGTGCGAGAAAGCTCTGAAGGCAGGCGCAGAAGTAGCGGAAAAAGCAGTCGGCACAAACCTTAATGCTGTTGTGGGTAAGGATACAAAACATAAATCACAGTCAACTGGCCAGCTTGAAAAAGCTCTGGGTATTTCACCGGTGAAGGTTGATTCCAAGGGCAATTACGATATTAAGATTGGTTTCAATGAACCCCGTTCCGACGGAGAAAGCAATGCGAAAATTGCAAATATTCTGGAATACGGCAAGGTCGGTCAGCCGCCGAAGCCGTTTCTGAAGCCTGCGAAATCAAAGTCCCGTAAAGCTGTGATGTCAGCTATGACTGACGCACTTACAAAGGAGATGGAAAATATATGAATGCGCTGAAAGAATTGAATACACTTCTTGATTCTCTGAATCTTCCGGTTGAAACCGGTGTGTTCAGCAACAAAGCGCCTGACACATATATTGTTCTCACTCCGCTTATAGATGTTTTCGATATTTATGCGGATAATCGTCCTGAAGTTGATGTTCAGGAGGTACGCATATCACTTTTTACAAAACACAATTATCTGGAAACCGTGTATAAGATTCTGTTCTCGTTATTTAATCAGGATTTTACAATCACCGAAAAAAGATACATTGAACATGAAGATGATACTGGTTACCACCATTACGCCATCGATGTGGCGAAACACTATACTTTTCCAAAGGAGGAAAACTCATGAGTACAATTGGTTTTGACAGCCTTTATTATGCTCCGATTACAGAAAATACAAGCGGAGAAGAAACCTACGGCACTCCCGTTATTCTTGCAAAGGCAATCAGCTGCGACCTTTCAGTTGAACTTGCCGAGGCTATTCTGTATGCGGACGATGCGGCAGCGGAAGTAATCAAAGCTTTTAAGGAAGGCAAACTTTCTCTCGGTATTGATGATATCGGTGTTTCAAAAGCACAGGCACTTACCGGTGCTTCTGTTGACAGCAACGGTGTGCTTGTTTCATCCGGTGAGGACATCGGTTCTCCTGTTGCTATCGGATTCAGAGCGATGAAAGCTAACGGCAAATACCGTTATTTCTGGCTTTACCGTGTACAGTTCGGTGTGCCTGCGACAAATTTGCAGACGAAGGGCGACAGCATTTCGTTCCAGACGCCTACCATTGAAGGTACGGTAATGCAGAGACATAAAACATCAAGCAGCGGAAAACATCCGTGGAAGGCTGAAGTAACCGAGGGAGATACCGGTGTTACGGCTTCAGTTATAAGCGGCTGGTTTTCATCTGTATATGAACCGGGAACCATAAACACGGCAAATATGCCCGGTGGCGAAATTATCGAAGACGATGATGAAGAAGGAGATGAAGAATAATTATGAACGCAATTATCAATAACGAGAGCGTTGTCGATTCGGAACGCTCCGCATATATTACTCTCGGTGATACGGAGTATCAGCTTATTCTTACAACCCTTGCGACAAAATCAATCGCCCGCAGATACGGCGGACTTGAAAATCTCGGTGAGAAACTTGCGAACACAGAGCATTTTGAAGATGCCCTTGACGAAATCGTATGGCTGATTACGCTCCTTGCCAATCAGTCGATTATGATACATAATCTCTGGCACAATGATGCGAAAAAACCGCTTTTGACAGAAGAAATGGTTGAGCTTCTCACTTCACCCTATGATCTTGCCGATTACAAAAACGCCATCATGGTGGCTATGTATAAAGGCGCAAAGAGAAATGTCGAGAGTGAAGAAACCGACACAAAAAATACGGTGGCCGAGTAAATGACAGTGAGACATTTGCTCGGCTCATTTATTACGGTGTTACTTGTCTTCATCGCGCAGAGCGTGAAGTGTGGCTGATGCCGCTGGGACACCTTATGGATCAGATTGAGGTTCATAAACAATACACAGGAATTTCCAAACCGAAAAAGGTTCTGACCATTGACGATATTATTCCTGTGGGGCTTGAGTAAGGTGGTAAGATGGTAATCATTTTTGTGCCTTGAACATTACCATCTTACCCACTTTTTTGTAATCTATAGTTTGCATTTTTCTGAAAATATAAACTATAGACAACATTTTTTAAGGCAGGTGAAATATTATGTCTGATTCCTTCGGTCTGAAGTTGGGCATAGAGGGTGAAAAACAATTCAAACAGGCTTTGAAGGACATAAATTCCACCTTTAAGGTTCTGGGTTCTGAATTAACCCTTGTATCCTCACAGTTTGATAAACAGGACAAGTCTGTGGAGGCTGTAACGGCCAGAAACAAAGTCCTGAATAAAGAAATATCAGAGCAGCAGAAGAAAATTGCTCTTCTGGCAGACGCTCTGGAAAGCGCAACAAATTCATTCGGTGAGTCTGATAAACGTACACAGAACTGGCAGATTCAGCTGAATGAAGCAAAAGCAACCCTCAATAAACTTGATAAAGAGCTTGAAGAAAATACACGGGCTCTTGATAATACTGCTGACGGCTTTGACGATGCTGAAAAGGAAGCAGACGATTTTGGTGATGAAGTAAAAAAAGCCGGTAAAGAATCCAAGGACAGCGGAGATAAGCTGGAGAAGCTCGGAGGTATAGCGAAAGGACTCGGTGTAGCTCTTTCCGCAGCTGTTGCCGCAATCGGTGTAGCAGTTAAGAAAACTGTCGGAATGATTGATGACTGCGTTGAAGTGTATGCGGATTTCGATGATTCCATGCGTCAGGTTGCAGCTACAATGGGTATGTCTTCCGATGAAATAAATAAAAGCGGCGGTGACTTTGATAAACTGGCACAGGCGGCAAAAGACGCGGGTGCTTCGACCCGTTATTCCGCTTCCGATGCCGCGGATGCTCTTAATTACCTCGCGCTTGCAGGTTATGACGCGAATAAATCCATAGAGGTTATGCCCAAGGTTCTTGACCTTGCCGCAGCAGGCGGCCTTGACCTCGCATACGCATCCGACCTTGTTACCGATTCAATGTCTGCATTAGGTCTTGGTACTGATGACCTGGATAAGTTCATGGATCAGATGGCGAAAACAAGCCAGAAGTCCAACACATCCGTTCAACAGTTAGGTGAGGCGATATTGGTTTGTGCCGGTACTGCTTCAATGACAGGACAAGACCTTGATAATATAAACACAGCTCTCGGTGTTATGGCCGATAACGGTATAAAAGGTGCCGAGGGCGGTACTCACTTACGAAATGTCCTGCTTGCACTTTCGTCTCCGACAGATAAAGGTGCAAAGCAGTTAAAAGCTCTCGGTGTTGAGGTGTTCGATGCCAAGGGTAATATGAAACAGCTTGATGTTGTTCTCGCCGACCTTGAAAAGTCAATGGCGAATATGTCCCAGGAAGAGAAAACCGCGGCGATAAAAAATATTTTTAACAAAACAGATATTGCCGCTGTAAATACACTCCTGGGTTCAACATCGGGAAGATTTAAAGAACTAAACGGACTGGTTCTTGATTCTGCCGGAGCCGCAAAGGAAATGGCAAATACGATGGAGTCAGGCCTTGCGGGTACAGAACGTTCCTGGAAATCAGCACTTGAAGGTTTACAGATTGAAACCGGAGAAATCTTCGCGGGAATAAAACAAACAGCTCTCGGAAGTCTTACGGAAATAGTCCGTGGACTGACACAGGGACTTGCCGATTCCGGCGGCGACTGGAGTAAAATCGGAGATTCAATTGGTGTCGCATTGGATGGCGTTTTAGCAAAAATAAATGAATATCTGCCTACCGTTGTTAATATGGCGGTAGGCATTATTAATGCCCTGGCTTCGGGACTTGCCGCAAATACAGACAGCATCGTTTCGGCCGCTGGACAGATACTCAGTTCTTTGATCAGCTGTTTGAACGAAACTGCTCCGAAATTGATGTCTGTAGCAGTTCCGCTCTTATTAGCACTTGTAGACGGACTTATTTCAAATCTGCCTATGATAGTGGATTCTGCTTTGCAGATTGTATTAACCCTGGCAAACGGTATAACAGAGGCCTTGCCTGAATTGATACCTCAGATTGTAGAAACTGTGGTAACGATTGTAAATACACTTCTTGATAATCTGCCGATGCTGATAGATGCAGCTCTGCAGATAATTCTTGCACTTGCACAGGGTATCTCCACCGCGCTTCCGGAACTTATTGCAGCATTACCGCAGATTATTGCGTCAATCGTCACAGAACTGACTGTTTTAATGCCGCAGATAATTCCGGTTGCAATCGATATTATTTTCACCCTAATCGATGGCATTCTTTCTGCGTTACCGGAACTGATAGCAGCAATACCAAATATAATAATGGGTGTTGTGCAGGGAATACTTGACAATCTTCCGACACTTATTCTTTATGCTCCCGAAATTATCACTGCGTTAATAACGGGTCTGATTGGAGCAATTCCTGCTCTTGTAGGCGCAATACCGCAGATAATAATCTCGATAGTAAATACATTCAAATCGTACGACTGGAAATCCATCGGTACGAATATCATGACCGGATTACGAGACGGTGTATCCGGTATGATAGAGAAAATAAAGGAAAAGTTCAAAGATGTTGTTAATTCAATAAAAACTACATTTCAAAATCTACTCGGAATACACAGCCCTTCGACCGTTTTCGCGGGTTTCGGCAAAAACCTCCTGGAAGGTTTATGGAACGGTATCCAGAATGTCAAGAGCTGGCTAATTCAGAAGATTCGCGGCCTTGGTTCCGCAATTACCGATGCGCTTAAGGCTGTACTCGGAATTCACTCTCCGTCAACCGTTTTTGAAAATGAAATCGGTAAGAACCTCGGTCTCGGTGTCGGCATCGGTTTTGAAAAGGCAATGGACAAAGTAAAAGACGATATGGCAAACGCCATACCGACTGACTTTGATTTACAGGCTAATGTGAACTCCACTATTGGTTCAACGGGAATCAGC